ATACAATTTGTCTGCACTCAATCAGGAAAGTTATTAAAGGATTAACATTATTGGGCATGACTGGATTGCATGGAAACGTAGCAAATGGCTTCCTTGGCTGCACTCCGCAGCATCCTGCCTTCAAAGAGATACTTGATAATATTCCTTCGCATTTTGAGTGTCTTGCAAATAGTACAAAACATGAAAAATTCCACATGTATCGCATAACAGGGACTCGTTATATCACACCAATCTTAAGGAAGTATGAGGACTTCGTACAATTACCGCGTTCCTTTTATTGTGATTTCAAAGAGGTAAGGAAAACAACATTTATTGCTCACATAGCACACGGATACAAACAAGGGCACAAAAAAATTGATATGAGGAGGTATTTAGAATGAACGTTATTTATTTATCGGCAGGGAAAGGAAGAAGAGCAAGATTAGGTTACCCAAAACAATTTGCCCGATTGGGTGGGAAACCTATAATCATGCATGGTTTAGAAGTACTTCAAAAAATGCCTGAAATTGACAAAATAATTATACCATGTTCAGACCGCGTAAAGGTTCAAGAATTACTTGAAGAGTACGGTATATGGAAAGCTGTAACATGTTTAGGTGGGGAGACAAGACAAGAGTCAGTTTGTTATGCTATATATCATGTCTTCTCTGAGTATGTATTGATTGCTGAGGCTGTACGCCCCTTTATAACGGAGGAATTTGTTAGAAAGGTAATTGATACAGAAGGTATATTTGTTACCCCAATTCAACGAGCAACGTCAAGTGTCCTTTTGATGCATGGAGGATACATAGACAGAGATAAAGTAGGGGAGGTTCAAATGCCTCAAAAGTATCGGACTGAGGTACTCGCAAGAGCTCACATAAAGACAAAAATGTTAGATGCTTCTGATGATTGAGACATTACATGTTTTACCTAAAATCATTGAAGGCATTGAAGAAAATATTAAAATAACCAAGCCATTGGACTTGAAGATTGCGGAGGCTATTTATGAAGGCAATTATAACCGGGAGTAGCCGAGGAATAGGTGCTGCAATTGCTAAGGAATTTAGTAGAAGAGGACATTTTTATTATGGTTTCAGTAGATGGAATGATGTTGATGTCTCAAGCTATGAAAGTATACAAGAAGCCTTCGAAACAATGATACCTAATGATGATATTCCTGAGGTCCTTGTCAATAATGCAGGTATCATCAAATTAGGTAGTATTTTAGAGCTTGATGTTGAAGATTGGCAGGAACAAATAAATGTTAATCTTAATGGTGTGTTTTATTGCTGCAAGGAATATGCAAGGATTGCCAAGAAGAGAGGAGGTAAAATCATCAATATAGCATCAACCGCCGGAATGAGTGCAAGACCAGGAAGAAGTTGTTATTCGGCAACAAAGGCGGCAGTTATTAATTTTAGTCAATCAATATCAGAGGAGCTAAAAGATTATAATATACAGGTGTATTGTGTTTGTCCAGGAGCAGTTAATACAGACCTTAGGAAACAGGTAAATCCTGATGATGATTTTATAGATATGCTACAACCTATGGATGTAGCAAAATTTGTTGTTGATATTGCAGAGGGTGGGAAATACTTAGATAATCAATCATTGATACTTAGGAAAAACTTTTAAGGAGAAGAGATATGCCAAGAAGAAATGTAACAGTTTTAAATAAAGGACATTATCCTATTAAAATTCAAGGAATAGTTTTCCCTTCATATGAAGAAATGTCATTGCTTGTGGAAACTACAAGTTCTTTATTTTATGAGTTAAGAGTAGATAAGAATTTAAGGGTCGGTAAGGTAAACAATCAAGATTGGATAGAGAAACATAAACCTAAAAAATTGTATAAAATCAATATGGTCTATGACCTTTATTCTCAACATAGCGGACAAGCATATGTTTGTGCAATTAACAAATTAGCTTCCCCAATTATAAAACATTTGCCAAAAAAGGATTCCAATTTTACGGAAAGACCTCAACCTGGTTTGAATCTTCGCTTTTTTTCATCATTCAGAATCAATCAACAAGGAAAGCACCCAGTCGGCCCTTATGATGTTTTCATGAGTCATGGGATAGGAGACAAAGATTATTGGATTGGTGAAAAAATTGCAGATTATAATTATGCATTAGTACCCGGACATGCATGGAAAGAGCGGATGAGATTGACAGGATACAAAGGTGAAATATTTGAGGTAGGTTATACAAAATTAGACCCCTTGTTTCAAGGTGAATATATAAGGAATAAGAGGGAGAAACCTTATGTTGTTTGGGCACCTACGCATGGATATGTATATAAACATAAAGGTAGGAGTAGTTACCCTGCATGTATCAACCTGATAAAGGAAATTCCTGATATTTATGAAACCAAACTGGCACTACATCCTACATCAAAACTAAACAAAAAATCAAAACAAGATGTAACTATGCAGGAATTGATAGATGCCGATGTTGTAATTGCAGACGCAGGTAGTACCTTGTATGAGGCATGGGCATTGGGAAAACCCGTAATCTTTCCTGATTGGTTATGTAAGGATGATGTTTTAAAACATTTTAATCCTAATAATTTTGAACATCAAATATATAGTGATGGGATAGGATATCATGCTAAAAACATGAAACACTTAATCCAATTGATTGAGATTGCTATTAACTGCGGAATGAGGGAAAAGGAAAAGGAATTTATAGAGGATATTTTCCCTGAAAAACTTAGGGGGGTTGCAGGGGAACAGGCTGCTACTGCTCTTAAGGAGATATACAACAAAACAATATTAAAATAATATTAAGAAGCTATTGATTTACCATTGATAACACAAAGCAAATGCATCAGCAACGACGCACACGCCGGAATGCTGGGTGCAAACCACAAAGTAATGTAATTATATTAAAACATGGTAAAACTTGTAATTCTGGCGTGTATGCACTATAATGTATGTATTGAAACAAAAATAGCCGACAGGCGTTAAATGGAGGTAACAACATGTTCAAGTTTTTAAAGAAATATTTACTTTGTTTTTTACTCTTCCCAGTACTTCCAGCATTCAGAGTTGACGGTGACGGAGCTGGAGGAGATGGTGACAAAGGCGGCGACGATGGTGACAAAGGCGGCGACGATGAAGCAAACAAGGACAAAAAAGAGGACAAAAAAGAGGATGAGAAATTGTTTTCCCAAGAACAATTGGATTCCGTAATTGGCAAACGATTAGCAAAAGAAAAAAAGGCTTGGGATAAGGCAAAAAAAGAAGAAGAAGATAAGGCAAAATTATCAGAGACAGATAGACTGAAATTAGAAAAAGCAGACGCAGAGAAAGCAAGTGCAGATGTTTTAAAGACAGCAAATGAGAGGTTGGCAAAAGCGGTAGTAATGACGAAAGCTGTTGCATTGAAAATAGTTGACCCAGATGCTGCATATACATTAATGGATAAGACAGATGTTGATGTTTCTGATAGTGGTAAAGTTACAGGAATTGATGAAGCATTAGCAAAGCTCATCAAAGATAAACCCTATCTAATTGGGGAAGGTGTAGTCACCAAAGTTACCAAGGTAGGAGATGACCAAAATAATGATAAAAAAACAGTTCCTACCGGTACTATGAATGACCTAATAAGAAGGGCAGCAGGACACTAAAAAAAAATAAAAAAACGAAGGAGGAAACCAAAATGTTAAAAAAATTATGGAAATTGTTTATTTGTATATTGCTATTTCCAATACTTCCGGCATTTAAAACATATGTCCCAAGAAGTTCGGTAGAAGCGTTAATGCCTGAGGAATATCAAAAGGAAATAGTTGAGCACGTCCCTGAAATGAGTTCAGTTATGAAATTAGGATATAAGGCCCCCAATATGAGTCGAGCTCAAAAAAGGATTCCTTGTCTATCAGCATTACCTACAGCTTATTTTTCAAATCCAGGTCCTACCGTTCGGTCGGATGCAAGTGATAAAAGACATAAACAATTAACAACTATGGCTTGGGAAAACAAATATCTTGATGCCGAAGAATTGAATGTCATAGTTGCAATTCCTGAAGCTGTTTTGGATGATACTGATTATGATTTATGGGCAGAAATCAAACCGAAATTGTTAGAAGCTTATGGTATAGCTTTTGACCAGGCTGTATATTATGGGACAAACGCCCCAGCAATCTGGCCTGATTCTATAGTCGCAGCAGCAATGGCGGCTGGCAATTATATTACCCTTGGTGAAAAAGGTGACTTATATGATGACCTCTTAGGTGACGGTGGGTTAATTGCACTTGTTGAAGAAGATGGTTTCATGGTAGACGGTCATGTATCAGCAATGGGTATGAGAGGTAAGATGAGAGGTCTTAGGGCTACTGGAGCAGATGGTGAAAAAACAGGAACTCCAATATTCAAATCTCTCTATAAGGAAGGTATGCAAGGTTCGACAAGATATGAACTCGACGGTGAGGAAATGATATTCCCGAAAAATGGAAGTATTGACCCAACCCAGAGCCTCATAATTGCCGGAGCTTGGAAACAATTGATGTATGCAATTAGGAAAGATGTATCATGGAAACTGTTGACAGAAGCTGTTATTCAGGACCCTGTTACAAAAGAAATCACATATAACTTAGCACAACAGAACATGGTCGCTCTAAGGTCTTCAATGAGATTGGCATGGCAGGTACCAAATCCTATAAATAGGTTGCAAACAGATGAGGATGAACGTTATCCATTTGCTGTTTTTGCACCAGCAGGTTCGTAAGTAGAAGGGGGATTATTATTATCCTCCTTTATCATATTTTGGAGGTATGAAAAATGAAGGTTAAGTTCACAAAGAAAAGGTATTATGATAAGATTCTTCGTCAACCTGGTGATGTTGTAGTTGTTGATGACCGAACAGGGCGGGCCTATTTGAATGCTCATGCCGCAGTTCTTATAAAAGCAACAAAGAAAGGTCATGAATATTATAAGGCAGGTAGAAAAAGACAACAGATTGCAATGCCCACAATGGATGACTTAAGTAAACGATACCAAACTCCAGTTGGTGAAGAACCTGAAGAAGAACTTGAAGAGTTATCTGAGGAAACGATGGTTGAAGAAACAGAGACAGTTGTTGAAGAAACAGAGCCGATTGTTACTGATAAGGAACTGGAGGTAATTGTCCCAAATCCTGCAATAGCAGAAGATGAAGAGCCTCCAATTATCAATCCTCGTCTACACAGAAAACCCAAGGTAGTTAATGCTGACCCTTCAGGGAAACTTGAAGTTGAAGAACCTGTACCTTTGATAGATTTAAAGAAAGATGAATTGATTGCAATATTAGAAAAGGTAGGGCTAGGTTCAAAAGGGACCAAGTCGGAATTGATTGCAAGGATAGAGCGTTATAATGAGATAGGATAAGGAGGTCTGCGTTATGTATATTACAAGTATTGAGTATGCAGCATTAACAGGAAATGACGCAGCAGAAGCTACAGATAATAGGATAACAATGGCTTCCACTTTATTAGATAATCGGATAGGCAATTATCCTATTAATGCATTAGGTTATAAGTTAACTATTGCAGATTTGCATGTAATACAATCAAGGGCAGTAAAATTATGGGTATCTCAATTGGTTTCGTATTTGTATGATAATGATGACGAGACACCAGCTTCTGATAATGTAACATTAGGAAGATTTAGTGTTTCTAAACAGTCATCACAATTGATGCCTCGTAGTATGGGGTATGCAGATACATTGTTAGTCAATAGCGGTTTAATAAAACGTGGCGTAAGGTTGTCAAAAGGATATTTTAAAGAAAGTGATAGTAGTTATTATGGATAGTAAAAAGAGGTTCAATAAATTAATGACGCACACAATCACACTCACAAAGAAGGTCTTGAATGTTAATGGGGACCTTGCGGTTGATACTACTTATTTAGAACAAAAAGGTTTTGTTCAATATGGTAGAAAACAGATGACAACAGGATTAGCATCAGGAATGGCACAAGGTGAAACAATTACAGCAACTGCCTTGGTATTCCTAAAATCAGACTCACCAATCACAATCGATTTAAAAACAGATAAATGGTTCCTTACACAAACGGCACCGTATGTTAGACCGGAAATGCAGGCACTTGATGTACAACCAATAGATGACCCGAGGCATGGGGAAACCCATCATTTTGAAGTATTAGTGAGGTAGATAAAATGGGATGGATTAGTTGGCGTGGTGATATATTGATGCGTAGAACAGATATGGCAACAAGTGAAGGTGTTAATGAAACCGCGGAAAGATTATTAGAAGTAATGAAAACTGAAGTTCCATTGGATGAGAGTATATTGATGAAGAGTGGCGTAACAACAAGCAAGCCTCACCCTTATCCTGAAGTTGAAACATGCATATCATTCGGAGGTGGAAAAGGCACAGGTAAATCAAAGGTTCCTTATGCTTTACGATGGCATGAAGAGGATGCTAATTTTCAAAGAGGCAGAAAAAGAAGGTATGTTGCCGACCCATTTAATAAGTATGCAAAAGGAACACTTGATGCAAATTTGAAAAGAACATTAGGGGAGGCTTGGAAATGATAGCACAAGAATTGGCTGAATATTTAGAAAATGAAGGATTTGGTACAATGAATGTTGATATCCTTGTAGGATATCAGCCAGATACTCCCGATGCTTGTATTGTCCTTTATGATGAAAGTGCACCTACTCTTGATGAGTCTCAAGCACAATCAGTTGATTTATTAGGTATTCAAATATTAGTTAGAAATAAGGTATATGTAACGGCAGGAGAAAAGGCATTTGATATACATAAAAACATCGTAGGTTTTGGCGGTGAAGCATTCATATCAGGAGGTAGTATTGTTTCAGACTTATATGTTATTACAGCTCCTGGAAGTATTGGAAGAGATAAACAAAATCGCAGTGAGTGGAGCTCTCATTATACTATGCGTGTTCAATCCTCAGGCGATAAATATAGAAATTAAAGGAGTGATATAAGATGAGTGATGAAATTAAATTCGCAGAAACCGTAATTGAAGTAGAAAGCGAAGTAGTGGCTAAGATAACATCGTTTAACCGAAGTGTATCAATTTCGGAAGAGGATGTTACTGGAGCCGAAGATGTCATTGCAGGTAGTGATATTTTGCAGAGCAAGTTCGTTTCAATTGCAAAAGGTGAAACGGCAGCTGTGGCAGGTATTGCTGTTGAAAGTGCAGTTGATGGAATGGATGATGGGCAAAGTGAATTGAGAGATGCCGCAGAAGCAGGTGAAATTATCACAATGACTCACACAAAGGCAAATGGTTATGGTAGAACATTGACAGGGTTCTTTACCAGTTACGAAGAGACAGGTAGTGTCGGTAGCGTTTATAAATTTAGCGGTAATTTCAGAGTTAACACAAATGTTCCAATCACACCAGCATCTTAATAAAAAATATATAGGAGGATTTTAGAAATGTCAGATTCAGAAAAAAAGACACCAAATGTGGTTAAGGTAAAAGGAACTATAAAACTAAATGCGGACCGTAGAAAATTCCTTAATAATGCATTGAAGGATGTAGAGCAGGCAGAGGCAGTAGATTTAGCAATAGATTTTGATGAAGCATTAAAGGAATATACAGTAAAAAATGCACCTCATAAGATAAAATTAAAAGGTCATGTTTTTGAAATTCCATTTACTATGCCATTTTCCTTCGGTATGTTTTATATGAGGCATTGTTTGGTTAAAAGAGAGAACGGAGTGTTCTTTGAAATACCTACAGATTTAATGTCTGAGTTCTTGGATAAGATGTTCGGCAAGAAGTTTTTAGATATGCTTGATGAAGAACAAGATGTTGAAATGAATTTTATTGTGGGTGTTTTAATTCCAGAAATTATGTCATTATGGGGACATGCAGTTAATACAGAAGTCCCTGAAAAAAACGTGTAGACCCCAGACTTTTAACCTGGGCCTGGGGTTCTATTGAGGCAGATTTTCAAAGGTTTTATAATATTGATATAGTTCAAGTTGGGTTTTCAGATGAGATATCATGGCGTAAATTCCTTACATTATTAAGAGGGCTTCCCATAACCTCAGCATGGAGAACTTGGTACAATGATAAAAATAATAGAAAGTTTGCAGAATATGATAAGGGAGCAATAGACATAGACACCTGATGTTTGGAAAGGGGGTGTTCGTAATGTCTTTCGTAGTCGGACAGGTCAGTGCAACAGTTAGTGCAAATACAAAGGCATTTGATGCATCAATGAACAAGGTAAAAGCAAAAGGTTCTGCCACTATGAGTGCCGTTGAAAAATCAAATGCTACGGCTATGAAAAATGTAGCAAGTGCAGGACAAAAGGCAAGTCAAAGTTTAGTTACAAGTTTTCAATTAGCCGGTAAAAAAATGCAAGTAGTTGGAAAAAGTATGTTGAAATATATATCAGTCCCACTACTTGCCATTGGTGTTGGAGCCTTCAAATTAGGTAAAGATTTTGAAATTGAACTACAAAAGGTTGTTGGTCTTGTTGGAATTGCACAAGAACAGGTAGATGCTTGGGGTGAGGACATTTTAGAGATGGGTCCTAAATTAGGAGTAGCCCCGAAGGAATTGGCGGAAGGTTTGTTCTTCGTTACATCTGCAGGTATCAGAGGAGCCGAAGCAATGGATGTGTTAAAAACATCAGGTAGAGCAGCTATGGTAGGATTAGGAGAGACAAAAATTATAGCTGATACATTAACATCAGCAATTAATGCATACGGCACAGCTAATCTAAGTGCAACACAGGCAGCAGATATATTGACAGCAGCTGTTAGAGAAGGTAAATTAGAAGCTTCTGCATTAGCTCCTGTAATGGGTAATTTATTACCAATGGCATCAGCTATGGATATTGGCTTTGCTCAAGTTGCAGGTTCATTAGCTGTAATGAGTAGAGTAGGAGCAGATGCGGCAACATCTGCAACATCATTGAACGCGATAATGATGTTTTTACAGAAGCCTACAAAAGAAGCAGTAGATGTATTGGATACAATGAATTTATCAATGCAAGATTTGAGGGATATGGCAAGGCAGGAACCAGATGGATTATTACAAGTTATGAGGATGCTTGATGATACATTTGGTAATAATGAAGAAGCAATGGCACAGATAATTCCTAATATTAGGGCATTACGAGGTGTCATGAGCATGTTAAGTCAGGATGGAGATACAGTTGATTCAATGATGCAAAGTGTAGCAAATTCGACAGGAATGCTTGATGAGGCAGTACAAGCAGTTGAAGAAACAATGGAAGTTAAATGGAAAAAAGCATTAGCGGAAATACAAGTTACATTTATGAATTTATTTGACCTAATAAAAGATTCAGTAATGCCTGTTATTGAAGGGCTAGGAGATAAATTCAAAGCCGCCTCAATATGGATAAAAGGTTTAGATGAAGGTCAGAAAAAATTGGTTTTGGGGCTTGGTGCATTTTTATTAGCTGCTGGTCCTGTTATACTTATCTTAGGAAAATTAACAATAGCAATTACCGCATTGATTCCATTAATGTCAGCATTATTTGCAAATCCAGTAGGACTTGTTATTGGGCTAGTAGCTGCAATAGGATTAAGTGCCACGGCAATTATTAAACTTGGTGATAATATGGATTTTGCTACGGATCGAGTTGAAATTGGATTGGAAAAACAGGTAGGGATGTTCGGTTTATCTGCAGGTGAAATATATGAAGTTCAAAAAGAAAGTCTTAACCAAAAAATCGGATTGATAGACGCAGAAATTGCGGCAGAAGAGCATAAATATACGGTTTTTGAAGAGTTGGCTAAAAACCAAATGAAACTTGACATGGACCTCGCAAAAGAGGAACTCAAAGGTCTCAAAGTAACAGCTGCAGATGAAATGAAAATACTAACAGATAATCATACTACATCAATTAAAAATATTAATGAAGAGTATGGTGTAGCAACAGGTTTGTCGAAAAGTAAGTTAGATATAATTAAAGAAGATTATAAAGACCAAGCAGATGAAGCAAAGAAAACATATGATATTATTTTAAAAGCTTCCGAGGAAACATATCAAGGTGTAGTAGATGCAGCAAATATCGCATATGAAGAACAGACAAAGGATATAAAAGATACATACAAAGTAATGATAGATGAAGCGACGAAAGCCCATGATATTGTTATAGGTCTTCTGGATAAACAATTAGAACGTGAAAAGGGAGCAATCAGTCGTGAATTAGACTTGACAGTTGGAGGATTTGAAGATAAAATATCCATCCTTGAAGGTGCCTCTGCTGATGAAATTGCAGCAAGAAAAAAGACGAGGGAGACTACCCGTGCTATTGCATTGGAAGACCTCATAGTTGCTGAAACAGATTCTGTAGAAAAACAAAAACTTATAGCTGAACGAGAAACATTGATACAAGGTATCATTGCAAGGTCATCTGATACTCAGCTTGAAACATCAAAATGGCTTATTCGTCAAGAGATATTAGGAGCCAAGGAAAAGGCTGCAGAAGAAGGGAGGACTGCTCAAGGAGCTACCGAAAAATTGAAGGAAGAGGCAGAAACACGATTAACTGATAGTATTACTAACATAGAAAAATTAAGAGATGGTGAGTTAAAAATTGTTACAAATTTATACAAAGATGAAATAAAACTACTTGAACAAAACAAAATAGAGGAATTTGGAATTCTTGAAAGGGCCCAGACTTCAAAACTTGGTTTTATTGAAGAAAACAAAATAGCAGCAATGACAGCAAATGAAGCAATAAGAAAAGATTTAGAAGAAAAATCAAACGCAGAATTTGTATTGAAAAAAGCAGACCAACAGAAATATATTGATTATTTAAACGATACATGGTTGTCTGATAAGGAAGATATAATGCAGACAGATTTAGATCTCCACTTATCATTTGAAGCAAGAAAAACAGCTGGTACTATAAAGGAAATTGCTGCAAGAAAAGTAGCTTTAGCTCATGAACTTACAGATGTTGAAGAAACTAAAGAAGAAGTTATTGCAGGGATTTATAAAGATATAGGAGAAATGGATTTTGCTGATGTAGTAAGTAAAAATCTGGAAGATTATATCAATCAAGAAATTAATAAAGTTCCGGACGTTGAAGGATATGGAATTCCAATTGGTAAACCTATTGATATTAATAAAGAGATTAGTGACCTAAATGAAAATGAATGGGGAATAGATAAAGATAAATGGAAAAATCTTGACCCAGAAGACCTTGTAGGGAACTACGCCGTAGGAACGCCTTATGTACCTAAGACAGGATTAGCAGTTGTTCATCAGGGGGAACAAATTATTCCAGCAGGTGGTGATACAAATTATGGGGCAATTACAATGCATATAACCCAACATATTGATAGTAAAGAAACGGCAGAATATACCGTAGATTATTTAGTAAGTAAATTACAAAGACGAGCAGTAGGAGGTGCATTTGTATGATAGGATATGGCGTTACATATGCAACGGCAACATTTATGGAAGACCTTGCAGGGACTCTTGTATATTCATATAAAAAGGAACAGTTGATAGACCATTATCCTATGACTGATATGACGAGACATGTTGCAGTTGGAAAAAAGAATACTAAAATAACTTGTATTATCAAATGTACCACCGAGACACAAGCATTATTAATTGAGCAAATAATGGCGGATGATTCTATACAAAATTTATATATAAATAGGCATGGTAGATTTTATAGACGAGTTGTTACGGGACCTAATTTTATGATGAAAGAAAAGAAAGTCAATAATAAATTATGGTATTTTAATGCTGAATTTCTTTGCCTTGACCCTATACCTTATGATATTGATACGGAAGGAGCTCTATACTAATGAGTAAAGTATTAAGCACCGGATACGGATTAAAAATAAATAATGAAGTAACCCCAATTGATTTAACTGATATGACAAAATGGTTATCAGGTCGTGTTCGGTGGAAGGGTGTTGATACAAGGCTAACAGATTATACACAAACCGCA